AAAGCATGTACTCCCCCACCCCTTTTTCAAAAATTCCCCAAGTGGAAATTTGAAAATGAAATGAAAGAGAAAACTCAATTCCAACTCTAACTATTATCAAAATCAATCATCTATCATCTTATAAAATCCTTTCGTTTATTTCTATATCTATTATATCACTATTTAGAAAAATGTCAAGAAATAAATTTAAAAAATAAATTAAAAATATTTTCAAAAATCTCTTGACAATCATTTTAAGAAATGATACAATGTATATAGTTAGAAATGAGATAAAAACATTTCTAAAAATAAAATAAAAATAATTTAACAAAACACTTGACAAGCATTTTGAGAAATGCTATAATGGTTACAGAAAGATAAAGAGGTATAACAAAATGATTATCAATAACCAATATGTGATGACTATGCAAACAGGTATGAACATGAAAGATAAATTAGTAAAACTTGCTAAAAGTCAAGGTTTTACAGATAGAAACAGATGTATTTTTGTAGGAAAAGCAAACCTAGAAGAAAAAGGGTTATACTCTTATGTAGAGGGAACAAAAGAAGCCTTGGACGTTGAAAATTTTGAAAGTTTCCTAGCTTATTTTGGTTTTGAATATGTTGGATATTGTGGAAACGAAAACGTGTATTTGTATAAATAGGAGGGTAAACATGATAGCACAATTTCAGATTATTCTTGAGGGGGTCACTCCTCTCAAGATTCAATGTATAGATAAGTTTTCAGACGATAAGCTGGAAGCTGAAAAGGAACTATATAGAAACCGTGGATATAAAGAAGTTCATGAGAACTATTTTAAAAATGAGCGCTTAAACACGCTTATAATATTTGAGGAAGTGAAAAACTTGAAATACTCAAAATATTCTCATTTCTGCTTAAAATCAGCTTATGAACGGTTTATACAAGGAAGGGAGAGATATTAAGATGAACGATTTAAACAAGATTTTTCCAAGTGAAATAGAACGGGTTAGAAAGGTAGTTAAGCAATATTATTTTGATGGCTTTCCAGTCATTTCTCTTGATTATGCTATTAGTCGCTTAAAACATATATTTGAGGATATAGAGGGATTTGAACCAAAATATTATAATCTATATGATGTAGAACAACACTATCAAAGAGACGGCTCTACGGCTTATAGAGGCTATTTAGAGGTAACTTATTTATCAGTAGAAAGAGAATTATTCAAATTGAGGTATTAAGAAAATGAAAAATTCATATAACAAATTAAATAAAAAAGGTCGTTTCTGGTTCTGGTGGTTCGCTTCTTGTAACCTTGCCATCTTGGTTTTTCTAGTGATACTCTCACTACTAACCTATACCATTTTCAAGCAACAAAAACAGCTTGAGCAACAACAAAGCACCATCACGAAGTTAAAGAGAGAAAACGATAGCAACACGGCTTCTATTTTGCGTCTAGTAGCGTATTTAGAGAATGTAGGGGGTTAATACTATGGAAGACAAAACACGCTTAGAGGGGCAAGAAATAGCTTTACAATTTGAAAATAGCTTAAGGCTACACGGTCAAAAGATTGCAAGCTTAACCGCTTCCAGCGTTCGGGGTATGGTTACGCTTGATGAACTGGTTATACATTCATTTACAAGTTATTTAGAAACGCTTTCAGAAATGATGAAAGCATATCCAGACGGGCTGGACAAAGCAAGGCTGACCCAGCAACTCATAAACCTCCATCACTCCTTTTCTCTGGCTGGTTATGAAAAGCACATCAGCAACTACAAACAGCTAGAAAATCACTATTTACAGAAATACAATCAGATGAACAGCGTCCTGTCTGCCATCTGCTCCATCGCTCTGGACAATCCAGACGAAGACGCTTATAAAATTATAGCAGAATATAAAAAAAGCTAGTAGAAAGAATCTACTAGCTTTTCTTTTTATGCTACGGTTATAAGTCCGTCTGGCTCTTTTGTGAAACTTGGATTGTCTGCAAGCTCTCCGTTTGCATTCATGAAATACCAACCTTTACCACTCTTAATAAACTCATTAGAAACCATGTTACCACGCTCATTTGTCATATAATACCAGTTATTCTTGTATTTGACCCAACCAGTAACCATAGCGCCTGAATCGTCCATATAATACCATTCTGGCCCGACAAGCACCCAACCAGTCGCCATAGCGCCATTATCTTTGAGGTAGTACCATTTTTCATTGTCCTTGAGCCATTCGCTCGTTAAGCAATAACCCTTGTTATCGAAGTAGTACCAAACGCCACCGATTTTTTCCCATTTATTATATGGGAAACTGCCGTTGTTTCGTCTGAACCACCAGCCCTTGCTGTCTTGTTTCCAAGTTCCAGCGGTCTTTGGCTTTTCGTCTTCTTCATCGTCTAACAACACTATATTTTTATCAAACGGGTTACTAGAGTATTGCCACCATCTTATCCCGTCCATACTTGGGAAGTATTCAAAGTTAGCTGTACCATCGTTTAAGCCATATCCAGCAATCCAAAGAGAATTAGGGAACTGCGCAAGAATCTGCTGATAGTCTACGTTATCCAGCGTAAAAGGTTTATAACTATAATAAATAGGTTTATATCCAGCGTCTGCAATCATTTGCATAAAGCGTAAGCATGCGTTAGTGTTCGCTTGTGCGTTTCCGCTTGGGTCGTCCTCGTAGTCTAGCACTAGATACTGAACTTTTTGGGGTACGTTGTCAAGGAAAAATTGCGCTTCTCTTTCGGCTTCTGTTACGTCTCCGCCAAAACGGGCAAAGTGATAAAAGCCAATAGGGTTTGACTGCTCTACTTGAGCAGACAAGCAAGGGTTTAGATAGGTTGTACTTTCTGATATTTTAACAATTGTGTTAGTTGTTCCCATCTGCTCTAAAATTCCTGTTATATCGTAACCGTTATGACTGGATACATCTATAAATAAATCGTTTTTCTTGACCATTATTTCTTTTCTCCTTTAAATTCTTCTAGCAGGTCTTTCCCTGCGTCTAGTTGCGCTGTATATTTCTGTAGCTCTTCTTGCACCCTTGCGGTCATAAATTTAGGAATAAATACACCCATAACAGCGAGATTTTCCATAATAGAAAGTGCATAGTATAAGTTAATGATAACAAGCAAAATTTGACCGACTGCCATAGCGTGAATATAGGTCAAGAATACCGCTACAAAATAGTAAAAAATTAATGTTAGGGTGTGTTTGATAACTCCTTTTAAGCCTGTCCAGCTATCTGTGACTTTCCACTTCCAAGCCTTGAGAAAGCCCGTGATAAAGTCAAACAGAATCAAAGCAAAAAGAATTGTGATATAGTCGCCTTTTGCGACTTCTAGCATAATATTATATAACATGATTGATAACCTCTATAAATTTGTTTTTTGTTTCTAGATCTTCATAAATAAACATATTTTTAAGGTACAAACTCCGTAAAGTCTTACCTAGTGCGCTGGATTTATTCAAGTAAACAAATCCATCTTCCACCTGTTCTACTTCCAGACAATAAGCGGTCAAATTCTTGTCAAAACCTTTAGCAATATATACCATATTGTCTATATAGTACCCTGTTAAGAAAGTGCCGTCACAATAGAAACTATACAGCCTAGACTTCAAGCCTTTAATTTTCGCTATATTCTTGTCGTTCTTAATCTGAAACTCGTTATTAGCTACGCTCTCGTAAATACTGGACTTACTCAATAGCTTAAAGAATCCGCTCTCTTTTTCTTCCTCTGTTTGAAATGCAGAATGTGGAGGGAACTCTATAAGCGTTGCATACTGTTTCATATTGTAAAAGCGCTTGCCGTTGTCGTCATAGAATTTCAGAAAGGCAAAATAGGGATTGTTGAAATTACTTGCATTTGATAGCAGATAAGCGTGACACCCGTCCCGTCTTCGGAAAACGGAGAAGATAAAGTTTAGGAGGGCTTCCACTTCGTTATCAAGATACCTCTTTTTACTTGTAACGTCTATCAATACCTCATCGTATAAGATACTCATAACCTCATCATACTCTGACCCTTTCAAGTCTACCCAAGTAGAAAGGCTCTTGAGATAGCAAACGATTTTCCCATTAAGAATTATCTTGGTAGATGACAAAACAAGTATATTTTCTTCTTCCTTTATGTTGTCCGCTTTGAAAACAATTTTAGTATGAATTTTGCTGGCGTCGCTGTCTATTACCTCAAAATTTGTGAAAACTTGCTTTAATAACTCGGTAGTAAAAAACTTGTCCTTGTCTATGCGGTCAAGCTCTGACTTGTTCCGCCTTAAATAGATGAATTGCTCCCCTTTGTCTATGAAACGCTTGAGCAGGTGCTTTTTGAGTGCAAAAGTCTTCCCAATCCCACGCCCACCTATAACAAAGTTTAAATACTGGTTATAAGATAGCATTTTCTGCGGATTGTACCATTTTTCTTGCTCTTCGATAGAAAATCACTCCTTTCAATTTTATTATATCATACTTTTAAAAATTCGGGTTGTTTTTCTGAATATCAAACAAAATGCCGTCTTCTTTATTGGCTGAATAATTCCAGATTCTCACACCTGATTGAAAAATAGCCTGAATAGCGTTCATGTGCGACTGGTTCGCTCTTAGTGTTCCAAGGTTGACGTTAATCATCTTGATATAATTAAACCGCTTTCTTGACCTCATAACACTTAAAGCGTCATTAGTGAACCAGTTGACAAGCACCCCATAACATTTAATGTACTCGTTAGCCCGTCCCATGATTTCTTTTTGAGCTAGGGAGACTTTCCAATATACGTCTGTTAGTCTGTTCCCACTTTGGAAAGCAAGGTCATTCCCAATCTGTTGTACGCTGATAGGTTGGTTCTGTAGGTCTGCCATCGTTGCGTTATAGGCTCTGATGGATTGGTCTAGTGCTATCTTAGATTTCATGTTTGCAAGTGCATTTGATTGAGATTTCAAAGCATTGTTTTCGCTTGTAAATCCTTGTTGTACTACTTTATCATTATAGTCTCGGTTAGCGTTAAAGACTTTCATACCTCCAGACGCAAGCCCACCAAGTGCGCCCCCAAAATTCCCTGTTAGGAGATTTCCAGCTACGTTTAAGATACCACTAGCGCCCTCTGTCCATTGGTTAATGTTGGCGCTGTCTACGGCAAATTGTGCGTTGTAGCTGGCTTGTGAGTTAGCTGTAGCTACTTGTTTATTAGATAGGTCTACGCTCTGTTTCAACATGTCCCGATTCTCTTTAAAGGTTAGCTGTGTATGCTCCATCTGGTTCTTGTGTGATTGAATATAGCTGGCTTCTGCGTCATTTAGGATTGCAACGCTTTTCCCTGTCACGTCATTCAATCCGTATTTAAAATGCTCTGGATTGTGTTCCGCCCAGTCGCCACTCTCCAAGCTGTCCAGAATATTCTTATCTGCGTAGCTTACATTGTTAGCGTTGTTGTACTCTAAAAAGTTGATATGGACTTGGTTACTATCTCCAAGGCTACCGCTTACAACTACTTTATATTTGTGGTTTTCGTCTATTGTCCTTGGTAAATATTGGGGCTGATACACATAACTGTTACCATAGATGTCATACAGTTCTATCTCTGTGAACTCACTATTTAATAGCTGTACTTCTATTTCTAGGTCGTCTTTACCCATGTATGAGCGTAAGCCCTCTTGTATCTGGTCATGTGCTATCTTCAATAGGTTCGGGATTTCATACACGTTCGGGCGATAGTCAAAAAATCCGTCAACCTCAATTAGTAAGGCTTCCACGTCAAAGGCTGTTTTTGAGTAGTCCCCGTTGCCTAGCTGTTTATCCCCTGTGTTCCCTGTGATTTCTCCGATGTCTCCACCTGCTACGATTTCAGGAGGGTAGATAATACTTTCAATGTTGTCAATCGTATCTATACCGCTTCTTTCGGTTGTGTAACCGCTCCAAGCGTAGTTTTGCTCTATTACGTCATAGCTTGAGCCGTTGACCGCTGATATAACAGATGTATGACCCCAGATGTTATTACCTGATGGGATATAGCAGACAATACAGCCTACTCTTAAATCAGCCCAAGACGGGTCAAAGCGGACTTTCCAGCCCACGGTTTCCCAGTCATAGTCGCCCCCAATATTGCTGGCACTCATACCCCTCTGTGTATCGCTTCCGCTGGCTTGTCTGCCGTTGCCGTTGGGGTTTGGGGTGTTGATACCTCCCCCGATGTCGCAACCTCCCAGCAGTTGAGAATACAGCGCCACTAACCCGTAACACTGACCACTTCCCACGGTTGTTCCAACCCGTGATTTGATTTCATTTAGTGCTTTTAGCGTTTCTGTTGCTTCTGCCATGTCTTACCCTTTCTGTAACTCGTCTTGTATCGTAGATAACCATGCGTTCGCTTGCTCTATGCGTTCCGCTTCCTTGTAAGCTACACCCTCCCAGTTGTTCATAAAGTCGCTTGCATTGGTGCTGGCGCTAGCTGTGGAACTGGCTACCCGTCTAAACGTATCGGCTCGGCTCTCTTGGTTCATGAATTGAAATTGTAGGTTAAAATCCCATAGTGATTTTCCTTGGCTTCGCGCAAAGTTTAAAAGCTCCTCTGCCCTTGGACCCGTCCACTGACCTATCCCAATACCTATCCAGTGATTACCGTCTGACCCTCTATATCCAGCTTCATTTAATGAAATACTATACAAGCTAGCAAAAGCGCCCCAGCTTCCCATAAGGTTTTCTGCTGTTGGCTCTGATTCCATTTTCTCGTACTCGTAACCTGTAGCATAGTCTGCCTCGTATTTCTTGGCTGTGACGTTGCTTTCTGCTGAAAAGTTCCCGATAATTCCAGCGATACCTTCCGCTGTTGCGTCTGGCACTAGCTTCTTGATAATTCTAGCCACTAACCTAACACGGCTTTCCTCGGTTGACGTGTCGCCCTCTTCGTTGGTGTTTCCACCTCCACCGCTTGAGCTTCCAGATGTGCGATAATTACGGCTGTTCTTTCGCCCAATCTCCGCAACGCTTCCTGTGATATTGGACAAGATTTCTATATAGGTCTTGTCCCCGTCTGTTGTTTCCTTGTATTTTACTCCAATATCACGGCTTAGATACATGTTCACAATCTGGTTTACGGTGCTACTGCCGTCTTGATTCAACCCGAAAAGGTGCTTATATAGGTTTTCAAGATAAAAGCTATCATACTTTTTACCTTGGAAAATAAAGGGTTTACTTGCTCCCGATTTCAAATTTACAGGGATAAAAAAGTATTTAAAGGTTTTCTGCATACCTGAATAACTCATGTTTACAGGTCTGTTTGCCTTGGTCGTCATCTTAATCGTAGGCTTCGCCACAACTACAAGCCACTCCGTATCGATTCCCACCTCCCCAGCTCTCGTTGTGTACTTTGTCCCGACTGAAAAGCCTTGCTGACTGTCTTTCAGCGCCCACAACTCATTAGGTAAGGTTTGCTGTTCCACTTGCCCAATCACGTTAAGCGCCTTTAGTTCGTGCTGGTAGGTGTTCCATACGTCCACTTCATATATAATGCGTGTAGCGTCTTCATTGATATAAAGCACGTCAAAGACAAAGGCGTAGTAGGTGCGCCCGTTGTTGATAAACCTCATATAAGTCACATTCTCATACTTCTCTACCCGTCCAGATACTACGATACTGCCATTTCTCTGCGTATATTGAAATTTGTCATACTCATACACAATTTCTATATGTGGATTGGTCTTTGTGAAAAAGTCTTCCATAGCTTCGATTGTCTCAAAGTTAATCACATTGGCATAGTCATTTTTAAACGGGCTTTTAGCATAAAGCCATATCTTGGTTGATTCTTGCATAGTCTCTCCTTTAAAAATAGGAGGGCTGAAACCCTCCCTTATTCTTGTCCTATCTGTCCTTGTCCTATCCATTGACCCGACTTTCTCACGCTGTGCGGTGCTGTGACTGCTTGCCCGACTGCGTTTGCTGGCTGTTCGCTGATGTCTTGCCAACCGCTTTTGCGCTGTTGGAAGATACCGCTTGGACGGTTTAAGGTCTTAAAGATTCCGCTCTTACGGATTGCCCACGGTTTCAACGTTTTAGGCTTTTTCTTGTTGGTATTATATAGGTACATACCAACGTAAAAGGAATTGTCTGAATATTGTCCGTCTGGATAAGATACATTTATATTTAAGGCGCTAGCTGATGAACTTTCTTCGGCTGGTATGGTAACGATAAAGTCTTGAGCAACTTCATCATTTTTAATCACTTCATCGGTTGTATATCCGCTAAACGTCCAAACGGTGTGTCCATTGATTTTTATATCATACTCCACCCGATACCCAGCGTTTGAGCTGACCCGTTTACTCCACCAAAAGAGGGCTTTAACTCTGATTTTCGCTGTGATAGAATTATCATCGTTTTTTGTCTCTTCTAGGATTTCAACGGATTCACCCCAAAACCTCATAGACGCCCATACAGACGGGTCATTTTGCCCGTACTGTATATAGGTCGTGTTGCCGTTGGTCATATAGCCATAGTCTGTATCTCCTGAGAACTGCCAAGCGTTGGCATAGGCTTCCGTCCACGGTGCTACACCAGTACCAAAGTTTTCTACATTGGCTGTGGTAGAGGTTGAAAATCTTGTTTCTAAAGGCATTAGATACCCCCTGCAAGGTCGTTCTCTGTGCTTCCGTTGTTGGTTCGGATAAAGCTAGCGCCGTCTGGTGTTCCGCCAAAGACGTTAATATTACCCGTTGCAATGTTGCGCCCTTGGTTAAATCCACCAGTTAAGCCACCACTCCAAGCGCCTGAACCCTCAAGGTTTTCAATGATTTTACGCAAAGCGTTTTGCAAGCCTGCGTTAGCATTTTCTAGGGCTTCAATTCGCTCCTTGAGTGCGTTGTTTTCCGCTGTGATACGCTCGTTTAATTTAGCGACTTCCTTTGTGATTCGGTCGTCTAGCTTCTTGATTTCTTTTTCTAGCTTATCGTTTAAGGCGTCAATCCGTCCGTCAAGGCGCTTGACTTCATCATCTACTTTCTTTTCAAGTTCAGCAATTCTCTTATTGACTTTAGCTATTTCAGCATCAATATAAGGCTTGATAATCTTGTTATAGTAGATGTCCGCTTTTTTGTTAAACCAGTCGTCCGCTTCCTTACTCTCCATATATCTACGGATAAGTAGGGGTATAAGTTGCTCTAGTAGTTCGGTCAAAGCGTTTTTATAGTCTTCTAGTTCGCTTTCCAGCGCCACAAAATCATCTAGTAGCTGCTTAAAGGCACGCTGTAGCCACGCCAAAAGCTCGTAGACAGAATTGGCATTGTCAAAGCTGGTAGGGATTGAGGGGATAAGTCCCCAACGTTCCACCCAGTAAGACGAATAACGCCCACGGTAAGCCCTGAAAAACTCGTCTTTAAATTCTTCTGGATTCATATTTTAAAATCCTTTCTTATTTTAGTGTGATTCTTCATCTGCTATTGGTTGTGGAACGTTTCCCTCTGTTTCAATAGGTGGTGTTGGCTCTGTGTTCGCTCTTGGAAACTCTCCGATAGATGGCGCTGATGGTGTTTCTGCTGGTGCATTGTTAACTGGCGGTATTGGACTATATTCTAGTTTAGGTGTAGGGTCTTTATACCCGTCAAAATGCTCTGTAGGAAATTCTACACGGGTTGAAATGCGCTTCTCTTGGAATCTTGGTTCAATAGGCGCTTTTTTCATACTTGTAAACCATTGATAATATAGTTCAAATTTTTCAATCTGTTCATGTTGGTTAAAGGTCAAAACTAGGTTTTGCTCTGGTGTTAGTTCAGCTCTAACACTTAACAGATAATCATTAAAGATTTTATAAGGTTGGTCAATATTGATAAAATCTTCTCTGTTGAAATGGAAGAAAGTCGTTGCGCCTTGTTCCCCTCTAACATGGATAAGCAAGTAACCGTTAAATTCTTCATCGTCTTTAAAAGTGATGTTAGTGGTTACTTTTTCAAATTGACTGTATAATCTACCATAATAACCAAGTGTAACAGGAATTTTTTCAATTTCAGTTTCAATCATTTCTGAAATAGATTCTTTCAAAGCGTCTTCATTTACTGAAATAGATTCTAATTCTTTTGTAAATTTAATCAGTTTACCATCACGCAACGGAAACAGCGTCAAGTCTTGACTGATGGTAGCTGTTTTCAGTTGGTTTGGGTCAACTCCTGAAAATTCTTCTGAAACAGAAATAAATGGTATAGCTGAATGAATAGTATTTAATTTATCAGCGTCAGCGTTTAAGATTAGGCTTGTGTCTCCGTTCTTATCCTGTGTAATATCTGCAAGTGCTTGCTTACCTTCGATTGATAGGCTTTCTACTCCCTGATGTTTCTGGAACTTAATCCATGAGTGAATACCTCTAACAAGTTTAGTTGTCTTTGCCATTTGTTTCTACCTCTTTTTCTTTATTTATAACCTTAATTGAATTTTTATAAAGTTCCTCAAGTGTTACGATGTAACTCAAGATAGCTTTTAAAGTCTGTACCGTAGTACGTTTTTTAAATACCCGTAGCAATGTATAACCGTCTTTTTTAACATAATCATCTATGTTAGATTTCAAAAACAAGTATATACAATCGCAAACGGTGGAAACACGGGCGCAAGACTGGTCTGTATCGTCTCCATGTCCCGTGACTTCTATTTGTAGTGTATCGGGTGTTTCCGATAGGTTAATAATTATCATAGGTGTTCATGTCCTCTTTCTGCTGTCATGACGGTGCGAGGTACGCCCTTTCTATCATTGGTTACATTGATTTTAAAGGTAGCCCAATCTTCAAGGAGTTGCTGACCGTCAACTTCTACACGGGTTTCTTTTAACCCGTTGATAACCATTTGATAGTTAGGAGTAACGATAACCCCGTTATCCCAGTGTACTATCTCATTTACAAGGGGTGTGCGTGAGAAATAGTTATTGTCGTCAATCACTCTAGCAAAGCCTTTCAGCTTGCTTTTGCTGGTCAACCGTTCAAAGCTGTAGTAAGCGCCCACAATCTTAAAGCGGATAAATAAAAGCGCCTTTGTTGATTGTAACGGTTGATAACTTTTTCTGATAGTCCAGAAAGTTTCATTTTCAATGCTTTCATAGTGATAGCTGATAGGTTTTAACTTTATCCACAACTTAGCAAGGTCGCCCAAACGTCTGCTGTTAATCTGGATATAGTATAAGCCATCATCAGAATAAGAAAAGTCTTGAAAACTGAAAAGCGTGATTTCTTCTAACATACTATCATATTTTAGTATTTTAGCGTTTGATAAATCTTTCATCTATACCCTTTCTAAAAGATTTGTAAAAACAGTTTATCACATATATTAAATATCTGAAACTGTATATCCTTTAATTCTGCATTGTTTTGTAAGCGTTCAGCAAGGCTTGAACCGCTCCATCCTGAAACGTTGCTTTTTGTGTCTGCGTTGTTTTTCTGGTGGTTTTCTACAAGGTTGTCAGCGTACTCTATCACGCCGTAGCGCTCAGTAAATACAATTTCTTTGCGCTCTTGTGGTGTAGTGTTTGCGATTTGTAAGGCTTGCCCGTCTGCTTTCTGATTGCCTACCGTGTCTATATTCATAGACTGGTTTAAGTCCTTAATAGCCTTGTTTCTGATTTCAGCAAGATATTTAAAGAGATTGAAACACTCATTGTTTAGAACTTCCTCAAGCGCTATCTGGAAACGTGCGAAAGTCTCAAGTCCAATCTCCCTGTTGTAGAAATGTTTACAAAACTCTTTCTTGAAATTGTTTGAAACTCCGTTTACTAGGTCCATGTCCTTAAATAACTCGTTATAGGTCTGATCTATAATCGTGTTATAATGCAGAAAATCGCCGTTTTCATCTACTGCCAAGCCGTCAAGTCGCCCCGTCACGGGATTTCTATATCTGGATTTTAAAAAGGTTGCAATCGTTGCTGTCGTGTTATTCTGGGTCAATGATTGTCCCCTCCTTTTCTGCGAGGTCTAGCGCAACTTTGTCAAGGTTAAACTGCTGGATAGTCTCCGCTGGTTTAACAGAAATTTCCAGCCCGTAGCATTTATTGATAAGCTCAACGAATTTTCTTCTGGACTTCCAGCCTACTTCTATATTAGCAGAGATAACCCCGTTATTAGAAATGGCTTCTGATACAACTAGCCTTTCTTTTTTGTCTGATGGGTTGTTATTTATCCCAATGAAAGTCAGCAACTGGTTCATAACCCTTAACTTCTCATCGTGCAATTTATCCAGCAAAAACGGGGCGTCCGTTCTGAATACTTGGATATAGTCAGACAACTGCTTAAAGCTGTCTTGTCCGTCTTGGTCTTTCTGCTTGTTGAGATACACAACGGGCTCAAAATTGGCAATCTTGTTAAAGATGTTTTTCATAGATAGCACGTTTGTATTATCAGCAAAAATGAAATACGGTGTGATTTGTGCATTTCTATTTAATTGTATTGTCAGTTCAATATCTGCCAACTTTTCGCAAAATAACTCCAGATAGCCTATATACGGCTCATAAAAGTTATTATTAGGAATCACAATACAAGGTCGTTTTATCTTGTCTGGGTTGTCCTCGTGTAGCTCTGAAATTACCCTAAAATCGTTTTCAGTATAAGCGATTTCCATTTGTTTAAAATAGTTCATACTGCTAGCGTTAACGGGTTGGTAGGTCAAAGGCTGGTCATAATGGTTTAAGCGTTCCCCTCTTGTTCCGCCCTGTGCGATATAGCCAAAAGTGTCATCATGGAAGAAAGCCACATGCCCATTTTCTATCAGCTTTTTCTCTATAAATAACTCGTCAATGTCATTAGGCAAACCCTCCCAAGTGAAATAGTTGACCACGATATTATAGAAATAATTAAAATAAAACTCAAAAAAGGCTAAACGGTTTCGCTCTACGGTTTCTTTGTTCAGTTCAATCTTGCCCAGATGTCGCTTGTAATTCTTGTAACTCATTTAGTCCCCTTTCACATAATGAAATAGGCGGGCTATTGCCCGCCCTTGGTCAGCCTTTAGGCTTCCTCTACATACCAGAAATGAATGTTTTCAAAAAGTGAAAGGCTGGTCATGTAGTGATGATGGTAGAAATAGTTGTAGGTCATGTTGCGAGGGTTGCGGATTGCTTCCATGTGTACCAGTTTATCTTTGTTAATGATAGACTTAGCTGAGATAAGGAAGGCAACTGGCTTGCGTCCATTGTTTGCGCCCTCTCCCGTGAATTTTTCAAAATCATCTACTACAATAGTGCGAGCCAAAACGCTTGCTTTATCCATGTTGAAAGCGTTAGCAAGTAACATGTCAAGATGTGTAGAAAATTCTGCGGAGATAACCAGATATTGGTCTTCAATAGCCGTCATGTTTGGAACGCCTACAGGGTTGTTAAAGGTTGTACGGCTTGGAATTGTAAAGTGTTTAGACAAGTTGATTAGAGACTGGTTAAAGTCTACGACAAAATCTTGTTTTGTTTCATCGATTTTAGTTCCTTCTACTGTGATTTTCTTAGCATTGCCTTTCAAGTCAGTATAAGAAACTTCTGCAAGTGATTTCTCAAGTACACCCTTAACCGCTTGATACTCGTCCAGCGTATCAGATGATAGCAATGATGTAAACATTTTGTCTACAAACTCATCAAACGCCATGTCAGAAACAAAGGCTTTCTGAATCCAAGCGCGCTCAAACGTGCGCTCATAGTAGTTTTCATTGTTTAAGGTGTGGTAAAATACCTCAATGTCTGTGTCAGCGAATTTGAACGGGCTGACGTCTGATTTTGCGTCATAAGTCTTTTTCTCTGCTGGGTGTACATAGATTTCTTGCAATGTGTCCCCAAACTCAAAGGTTTCAGACTTGAAAATAGCAAGCGGATTTTCATAAGTAAGCGCCTTGATAACAGTTGACCCGATACGATTGACCAAAGCCGTGAAAAACTCGTTGGCGTGTTTTTGAAAATCTTGGTACGGCACGGTTGCGTGGTTAATGCGTGCGCCCTCAAGTACAGGAATATCAGCTTGATAGTCAGCGCTGGCACGGGTGCGGATAGAGTTCAATAGGTCAATGTTTGAAACGTTTTTTCCTGTTTGACCTGATAAAAAGGTAGTGATTTTATTAGCCATGTTTATTCTTCTCCCTCTTCTACAATGTTTTCGTGGTCGATGTTCATTTCTACGCCCTCAACTTCGCTGGCTGGGGCTTGCGCTGGGTAGTTTGGCACTTCCTGCGCTGGCGTGTCCGCTGGCATAACTGCTGGCGGTGTAACTTCTGCGAGTGTTTCTGGTTCGTCCTTGAGTGCGTCTAGTGCGTTGTTAGGATACCAGTTAATGCTTTTTGAAAATGGTTTCATCTTCTTTTTCCTTTCTATTAAATAACAGCATTGATTGCTGATACTACGCTCATGTCTTCTTGTGCTTGTTTCATGATTTCATCTTGCTGACCTAAACGGCGGTACAATTCGTTATTTGCTGAACGTAAGTTACCGTTTTTCAAGTTTAGGCGCTCAACGTCTTCATTCAAGACTGAGACAACTGTGTCAATTTCTCCGACAAAAGCCTTAATGTCAATCAAGTCAGCCGTTAGGCTCTCAATTTCTTCATCGTTTCCGACTTTTGCCATTGCAGCGTCTAGCACTGCTAGGCATTCCTGTGAGGTCATGTTCCTCTCCTTTCAATTTTTAAACAAAGTATATCATACTTGACAAAATAAAGCAAGTATGATATGATGAACCTGTAAGGCTTTTCAAGGCTTGTCTAGTGCTGGCAAGATGGTTACACCTCAAGGGGTGCTTGCTGGTGCGAGTCATTCTAACCAACTGACTTTTCAACCCATGAAAAACGCTTTATAATTGGCGCTTTCCCTTTCGGGAAGGCGCTTTTTATTTACCGAAAAGTCCTGCGAATGGGTTCACGGGTTGCACTTCTTCAAGGGTAAGAGTGTCAGCCATCATAAGAGCATTGAGACGGAAAAAGTCGTTACCGTTGTCGCCACCTTCAACAAACATAATCGCAACGTGTACTGGTTCTTCTGTTTTGTAGTTAGGAGTCTTCTTAACAGTGATTTCTCCTGTTTCTGGGTTTACGTCTTCATAAGATACCCCAAAGTTGACCTCTTCAAAGTCCGTTTCACTTGTGAAAATTTTCACATTTTCAGTTGCCTTAACAATAAAGTAAGGGTGAGCGTCTGGGTCTTTTTCTGTGTCTGGTGTATAGAGTTGTAGCCCAAAGTCTACGAGCTTCTTCATGTCTTCTTCGGTTGCTGGGACAAGGTACACGGCTTTAGTTGGTTTCTTTTGCTTATATTTACCGTCTGATTTGTTAGATGTCGCTGTAATAGTTGCTTGTGCTACTACTGTATCAAAGTTTTCGTGTTTTGCTTGTTTTTTAGCCATTTTGTTTATTCTCCATTTGTTGATTTTAAAAATTTTAATGGTGCGATGATTGTATTGAGATTTTCTAAATCGTTTTGACGGTTCTTGGATTTCTCGTAACAATCGTAAAGAGCGTTAGAAGAAAGAGAGTAGATTTTATTTTCTTCTAAATAGCAACAAAGATTGTAAAAAGCATTTATGCTGAGTTTTTCAAACTCCGCTGAAACAAATTTATATAATTCCATGATATAGTCAAAATCTTCATAGGCATAATGTGCTTTTAAATAGGACTTTAGAAAGATAGTATTTTTAGGCGCGTTGTTTGATTTCTGGTAGTAGTACCCTTTTTTATTTTTAACCTGTTGTTTATGTAATAAATTTTTAAAAAAGGAGCGGTAAACCGACAAGATGAACCCATCATACAAGATAGTCTGTTTCCCTGATTTTAAAGGTTGTTTCATAAATTAGCGTACCTCCTTTAATCTGCTTACTTGCCCTCTTACCCTCAAAGGTTGCCCCGATAACAAAATTTTCAAAAGTGATTTTTTCTTTAATCTCTGGGGTCATACCTGCACCCTTAACGTCTAGGTGTGTTGTCCCGTCTTCTTGTATCAATTCTTCAATATAGAGCTTAGAGCGTAGATATTTTGCCTTTACGGCTCTACCCTCATGCGCCCACTTCCCAAACTCTGACGGATCGATGTCAAGGACAAGGCTGTCAGAATGGAATAGGTGCAAGCTGTCTGTATCAGCATATAAAAAATTATCATAATTCTCTTGAGCGTTTGAGATGATAAAGTGACGGGCTATTGACGTTACGAAAAGGGCAACAGGTGCATAAACGGGTTGTACTTCTTCTTCATCGTCATTTTTAAAGCGTAATATACCTTTATCGTCCAGATAGGCTAGTTTCTTAACCGATATGATTTTAGCGCCAAACTTCCCATATAAGCTATTAAGCATAATCTTAGCTTTTTGTTTCTCTGCTGGGGATTGTGCGTTTTCTTTCTTGTATCGGTAAGTAGTGATATAGTCATCAAATAAGCCTGATTCTGTCTGAAATTCAAGTGTTTCAACATACATGATAGAACTATCATAGTGTTTTAAAAATAAGTCAAGGTCAAAATTAGTCAAATATAGGTCTATAACCTCGTTTTTAGAGGTAGTCACATAGTCGCTAGTCCTGACCCCAATGCGTAAAGCGTCAAGTTTGCGCTTAATCTGTATAGTTGGGAGGTAGCCACGTTTTAAGTCAAAATCGGCTTTAATATGATAGATATAATAATGGTCTTCCTTTATCTCCTTGGGTTTCCCCTTGTATCTCTTCGGTATTCCAATAGGCAAAGCGTTCTGTAGCATAGTAGCAGGGTACATACTATTGATGTCATAGATGTCTATTAGCTGGTTTAAGGTTCGCCCCTGCGTTTTAGGATTGGCAAACGTCCAGCCCCCCCGATAAGCCTTACGACAAAAATCATCTACCTTTTCGTCTAGGATTGGGAAAAAATCCCTGAACTTTCGTTTTGACTTCCTGAAAATCCGTTTAAATTCTGTCAGCGCTTCACTTGCTGATGTATACTTTGTGAAATTTTCTTCATAGTACATAGCAAAGATACCACGGGCTAAAATGGCAACGTCTACATGTATGTAGTCAATCCATTCTGGCTTAATTTCATCTGGCTTATGTTTTAGCAAAGGTGTAGTCCCTTTGGCTATTGGCATTTTGAAAAGCCCTGCCATTGTAGCGATTGAGAAATTAAGGATTTTTAAAGAGTCCCTAAAAGTCAGCGTAAAGTCTGGAAATTCTAGTGTAATAGAATACCATACTCCCATATCGTTGATAAAGTAAGTACATTCTATATCATTGTTCAGAAAGAAAGATAACAAGAAAGAGCCGTCAAACTTGAGATTATGAAAGAATATGATAAACTCATCTTCTCCTGTATCCGTGTAAGCCTTGTCTAGGTCAAGATAGAGCGATTTCAGAAAATCCTCTAGACTAGTATTTACCTTAAATGTGTCTAGCTTGTCATAGTCAATAACCTTTGCGAAACAAGATAGCCATACCTCTGTTTCTTCCTCGTTTGTAGTCGTTTCAAAGTCGCCTGCATAGTAGCAAGTCACTTCTTCCCTCGCTTCTTTCGTCTTCTCATGTCGCTAACAAATTGCTTGGAAAACTTATCTACATTATCAAGGATTTCACGGGCTAGACTGTCCTGAAATTCAAAAGCCGTTTCTTTACCATCTGTATCTACGAAAACCATAACATTATCAAAAGAAACCTTATCACTTGCCCCACCTGTTAGAAATGCCCCAAAGTTGCTGGCACTCATGCGCCTTATGCGTCCTATCATAGACTTAAAGGCTTTTTCTTGCGCCTTATTCCCTGCTTCTCTAGTATTGTAATGCATTTCCTCAAGCGCTTGTATATAGCGTTCTTTGGCTTCTCTGTCACGTTCTGAGCGGTATTCTTTGACCTCTTTGGCTGAATGAAAGCGGTTCAAGTCTGAGCGTTGAGAAGAGCGAAAGCCTTGGGTCAGCTTTTCAACAGAAAACTTGTCCCCGTACCATGCTTTAGCTTTTTTAACATAGTCGCTAGTATAGACGTGATTTCCGAATACTTGAGTGCGCCCCTTGCTTTTAACCTCGTTATAGGCTCGCTCTAGCGCCTTGTCACTCATTCCTGCAAAATCCCACCGACCACCCATAAAAGCCTTAATCTCAGCATTAGATGCGCCCTGACGTTGTAGCGTTCTTTTCTTTCTGGTTAAATAGTCCCGGTGTACCTTCCTTTGTTTTGGTGTTAAAGCCATTTACTACACCCCTTCCACTGTTTGTTCCTCTGCGTGTTCTAAGACGATGACGAACGGGATAGAAGCAGAATAGCTCTTATATTCATAGTCTACTACCTCAATAGTAAGATAGCCCTTGAAACGCTCTTTTAGATAACGTTCAATGTAAGGGAGCTGGCGACGTTGGTTTATCGTTACCTGTTCGGTCGTGATAGTCACGTTACCATCTTCATTTTTATAAAGATTGAAAGTTACCTGCGTAGCGTTAAAACTACATTTGATAGGTAAATCTGTCAAGTGCTTTTACTCCTTTCTTTAAAATTTGCTTTTTACATTTAAGAAAATAAAGGTTATTTATTTTCTTATTTAAGTTTATCACATTTTCAAGTAGAAAGCAAGTGATAAACTTAATAAGAAAGTAAATTATTTTCTAAACACAACCCCGTCATTATCCAAGGCAAAAACTGGTAGAATTACTACAAATAAATCCTCATCGCCTTTATAATAAACCCTGAAAGTTTCATGTTTTATTGTTGGTGTATTCTTTACAACCTCTTTACCACCCTTATATCTTTTTGAGATACAAGCAAGTAAGCAACTTGCAAACCATGTAATTTTACCATCATCTGAATCAATAAGAGTATAATTTTTATCAGCTTTATAAATAGAATTGATATTGCTTTCAGAACTTAAAAAAGTTTCTATAACTTTTTCTAAATATTCTCTATACCTTATCCCTGAACGGTTTACACCCTCAGCAATATCTTTACATAATTCATTATTAGTATTTTCTTTAATAAAAACCATAATTTGACCGTCTGTAAATACATTATAACCATTTACAAAATCTTGATAAAAATATCTACTATTTCTATAAACAGTCTTAATAAATGTTTTAAAATTAAGCATTTTCTTTCTCCTTTACTCAACTTCTTCAAACCAGTCTGAAATATTTGTGTATAGTTCAGATAGTGTTTTCACTCTTTCATAGTAACCAGCAAACGGTACAAACTCATTATTTCTATACAATTCAAGTTTTATCTCATTTCCTAAGTCTACAATCTGGTTTACGTGGTCGCCATACATTTCAGCGTTATCAGCGTTGAAAATCACATCTAGCGCTTGCCCGTGTGTAAGTTCTGCAAAAGTTTCATCGTTGTGATTTACATATAGAGCTTTCATTTTCATTTTTCTTACCTCTTTATCTTTCTGTAACCATTATAGCATTTCTCAAAATGCTTGTCAAGTGTTTTGTTAAATTATTTTTATTTTATTTTTAGAAATGTTTTTATC